ATACACTTTGGCGCAGTATTCTCTTGCATTCCATCCATACTGTTCAAAGTCCTTGTACATTTGTTCAACCAAACTTGTGTTTGGTACAACCAACAAGATCTCTCTGTTATATTGCAGGTGCCATCTAATCAAACAATAGATTATGAAAGACTTGCCAGATCCAGTTGGTGATAGTAGAAGCCTACGGTGATGCTTGATAGCAGAATAAAGTCCTCGTAACTGGTAACCTCTTGCCTTGAAAGGGAGACCGAGAGATCTAACAAAACTTGTAACTGACTCAGGGGTGACAAATTCTTCCTCGTCTGCAGGGATACCATAATACTTAGATTCTTTTACCTCATACTCGTAGCCTTTCTTATCTAACCATTCAACCAGATAATCGTAGAGACCCACATACAACTCACCGTTACCAGGAGAGTACAAACGAATCTTTCCATCCCAATACTTATATCGTCTTTGTCGTTGTAAAAACTTTGCGTTGGGAACTTCAAAAGTAAAATAGTCAGACAACTCTTGGTGGACTGACGGTTCAGCATCAAGGCGTAAGAAGACTTCGTTCTTCTTAGTAATAACAATCATTTAGAATCCTGCTTCAAATCTTCTATGTTCAAGAGCGTTCTTGATGTGATAAGTTCGATTGTTGATTTGTTTGAGCACGCCCTCAATATAATTTATGAGAGTTTCAAAGTATGCAATTTTGAGTTGTTGTTTCTGAATGTCCTCATCAGCTTCCATAAATGTATCGATGTCACCCTTCAAGATCTTTAGATCAAAAGGTTGTTCAGCGTACACTTTGGCATCTGCTTTTCCTGTGTAATACAACCACTTATCCCTCACAAGGGTACGCAATTTGATGCGACTCTCGGAGAGTAGGAGATTGTATTTTGAATAATAATCTTGGTACTTGGCGTGGAGAGACGGAATCTTGAGCGACTCCTGATCTAGTTTGTCCTCATCAAATACACAGTCAGCAGCCCAGGACTGCTTGACCATTTCAAGTGGATCCATAATTAACTCAATTTGTCAATGCGGTTACCGTTCAAGTCTTGAACTTGGAACGAAAGGTAATCAAATTCTACTGTGGCAGTGAAGTAATCGGTATCGGTCAAAGACGCATCAAACTCAAGCGTTGTGAGTGATGTCGGATTCAAGTCTTTGAACGAAATATTGAACTTGGGTTGGTAACTAGAGTTCAATACTGTCAGGGTACCATCAGCATATGGGAATGCACCAATGCCAGGTTCTGTATCGAGTTCTTCAAACGTTGCTCTCTCGGAGAAATTATCGGGTACACCAAGACCACGCATCCAGTTGTGTAGGATCATATAGTTCTCAAGATCCTCATCAACCATAAAACGGAGAGTGAAGTTTTGATACTCCAAGGTACCGTCCCTGTAGATAGAACGATACATAGTCTCCTGTTCTATCAGTTTCAGTTGAATACCTGGGATGTTCGCAGACTGTGCGAAGTAAGATACCTTGGGGTACTTGCCAAGAGAGAAACGGAAACCGCCTGGGCTAAGGAAATTCCTATTAGTTAACTGTGAAGGGAAGGACATATTTTAGCGATGTTCCGTCACAGTTATTTAGTCGCGATATTCCTGCAACATCTCCAACATACGATTCAACATAGTATGTGCTCCGTCGTGCCACTGAGTACCTTTTGCAGACCAAGAACCATTGTAGAGTTCGTTTTTCATCTTTAAGAGACGCACTTCTAATTCCTGTTTCTTCACGTTGTTTCTTGGCATTTGTAATTGCAATCTATCAGTATCTATAAAAAAAGGGACCCCCTTGGGGTCCCCGTGTGTTGAATATATGACCAATGGATCACATAAGGTTGTCAACGAGAACGCGACGATAGTAGCGGTTAGCGTTGGCGGTGAGAGCACCGCTGCCTTGGGTGGTACCCTCAGCGAAGGGGTTAGCAACCAGACCGTAGCGGGTCTTGAAGCCGATCTTCGGCTGGAAGGTGTCCTGACCAACGGCACGAACCATCTGCAGGGGAACGTAGGGGCAATAGAACAGACCTGCGTCATATGCACTGCCACCCTTGTAACCAGCCACATAGAAGTGACGGTCAGAAACGTTAGCAGAATAGGGATCGACGTAGACCTTGATGCGACCGTTCAGAGTACCTGCGAGGGTGCTGCTGTTGTCGTCGGGGAGCAGACCGCTGTTACCAGCCAGTGCGGGGGTGTAGTCCAGAACGCCTGCCATCGACAGTGCCGAAGCAACGTCAGCAGAACAGATCAGGATGTTACCCTTGCCACGACGAGTCTCGTGACCGATTGCGTTCATATCGCGCTCGATCTGGAAGAGGAGACCCTTGAACTTCTCAACGCTCCAGCGACCGTTGGAGTCAACGTCGAGGTCGAAGATACCAGCAGTTGCGGTGTTGTTCTGAGCGCCAGGACGTGCAATCTTGTAGACTGTACGGACAACCTCACGGTTGATTTCAGCCAGAACTTCGGTGCTGAGGATGTTCGCCAGCTCGGACTCAGCGTCCAGACCGTGAACTGCCTTCAGGTCCTGAGCAAGCTCAAGGCTGTACTCAGCTTTCAGCGCACGAGACTTAGCGGTCACGGTGACCTTCTCGATGCTGAAGTTCATTTCAGCGAAAGCGTTACCCGCTGCATCGCCCAGTGCTTCAGACTCGGCGGTGGGCATACCATCGGAGGTATTGTAGGTGCCACCGTCGTTCAGCAGACCAGGGTTGCTGCCGCTCTGAGCGGTACGACCCAGGTTGCTTGCTGCGTTCTCTGCAGAGAACTCTGTATCTGCTTCGTTGAAGAATGCCTCGGTGCCAGCAGCACGGTCGGTGCCATAGCGGGAGCGCATTGCGAAGATCAGACCAGTAGGACCAGTCATCGGCTGAACACCAGCGATGTCATAAGCAATCAGCTTAGGCATCGAACGGCGGATCAGGCTGATCAGAACGGGGTCGAAACCAGCGACAGGACCAGTAGCGGTGCTGCTGCCACTGAAACCAGCGGTACCAGCAGACATTGTGGGGGCAGCCTCGTTGAGGATGCCTGCTTCCTCACGGAGGAAGGATTCTTGGTTTTCGAGCAGGACTGCGGTAACAGCCTTTCTGTAGTTGTCCTTGATAGAATCAAGTCCATCGTGCTCCAGAATAGGTGCCCACTTTTCCTGCAGATGCTCGGATTTGAACATTGCTTTTTTACTCCTTGAAAAGTTAGGTTAATTAATTAGTAAGGTGACTAAATCACTTAGTCCAACGACGAAGTGCATCGACGTAACGGGACATCGAATCCGTCATTTCTGTATCCACAACAGGTTGTACATCCTCTGCAATGGTCTCTGCACCAGTAGCAGACTTGCTGGGGAAGTACGACTCCTTCAGCATTGCGACCTTATTGCGGAATGACTCTTCATTCTCAAACTCAACACCTTCTGCCAGACCGAACAGCTTCTCCCTTTCGGTAGATGCCAGACCTTCTGCCATTTCGTTCACGATCCCATTCTTAACGAGAGCACCAATAGACTTGGTGAGCTCAACATTTTTATCAATTTGCTCGTTGAGTTTTGCTTCCATCGAATCAAGTTCCGATGCCATCGATTCGAGGGCATCGATTTTCTCCTCGGGAACCTCAATGTGGTTCTCAAGGAATACCTTTTTAAGACCTTCGACAACGCTCTCTGCAATCTCGGACTTGAGTCCGCTTTCAACTTGCAGTTCGTTCTCTTTGATCCACTGCTGAACAGCATAGGTCAGATACTCATCTACCTGCTCAGCAAGTTCGGTCTTAACAGCTTGTACCTGCTCAGCGAGAGTTGCAGTGTACTCGGTGTGTACACGCTCGATCTCTTCGTTGAGACGAGAAACAACAGCAGCCTCGAAGATTGTTGTTGCCTTCTCTTTGAATTCCTCAGACAGTTCCTCACCTTCGGTCAGAGCAGCAATGTCTGCGCTCAGATCAACTTCGATGAGATCCTCACCATCAGCATTCTCTGCTTCAACAGATTCTGCTTTCTGGGGGGATGCGTCGGAGGGCTTGGTCTTAGGTGCAGCAGCCTGAGTTTGCGAAGGAGTCTTCAGTTTGTTAGACTCGTCATCGGGCTTGCTGTTCTGAGGGGTAGGACCACCCAGATTTTCTACGGAACCCAGAGAAGAACCATCGGAAACAGCACCGTCGAACTTAGCTTCGGTGACTTCTGTTTGTTCTTCGGATACCATTACCTTTTCATCTTGCGACATTTGGTTGTCTCCTTTGTAGTCTTTGCTATTCATAGAAATATTTATTATCACAAAGTTTTCAAGAATTTGGCAAACGCGGAAAGTTTTGCCTCCTCAAGAACTTTGGGATTAGGTGCGAGGTCGAGGGTACGCTTAATGTTGGCAACCTCAGACTCTTTAATGATGCCGTTGTTCCATACCCACTCACGACCTTCCATAATGCCATTGACAAAAGCGTCAGGCGCGGAAGGATCTGCTACGATATCAGCAGCAGTAGCGAGCATAAAATCATCAGCAACAATCTTTGCACCGTCGCGTGCCTCTCTCAGTGAACCAATGCCACGGGAAGAGACGCCCAGTTTCACACCTTCGTCAAGAAGACTGCGAGCAATGTTGCCCATAGGTGTATCAAGAATACGAGCCTTGCCACGGAAGTTGTTACCCTCTTGGACCAGGGATGTAATCAAGTGCGACACGCGGTCAAGGTTCACAGTGGGACCATCGGGATGACCCAGTTCGCCAAGTGCGCGACCACTCTTGATGAAACTTTCGTTGTACTTCTGCACCTCTCTTGCAAGAGTGGCAATGGGGTACATACGACCGTTTCTATTTTTAATTTCACCCTGCAGGAAGGTACCTTCAATATACAGATTTTTCTTACCGTTCTTTTCTTCGGTAAGAATCTGTACATCTTCAATCGTTTCCGTGATCAGCTTCATCGTTTTCCTCTTCTGGATTAAAGAATTTGGCAGCGATTTCCTGTTTCTTTGCCTCAAGGGCATCAGCAGAAAATGCTTTCATAGCACTGTCAACTTCACTACTCAGGTCTTTTGAACCAGAAAATAGCTTGTTAACAATCTCCATAGCTTCAATGCTAGGCATAATAATTACCACCAATTAATACTATTTAGAATTCTCCGCGTTTATAGTCTCCAGGAGAAATAGACTCAATGCCAGTAGGACCCATATCTTGTGGTTCTTCCGCTCCCATAGCAGCAGCGGGATCTTCCATTGGCATACCCGTCATCGGGTCAATGGTTGCAGGATCTGCGAGTTTACCATCAGCAATCTCTTGTTCAATCTGCTTGTCGATCTCTTTGATCTCCGCATCAGAATGCTTGAGTACCTGACGACGCAGATAGTCAAGAGAGAAATACTTACCAGCAAACGGATCCATTTGTTGCAGCAGACCAAGACGCTCTGTGAGCATCTCTTTCTCTTTCAGTTCACTGAAGTAGTTGTCTGCAATGAAGTCATACTGGATATGCTCAGACATATCATCCCAATCTTCGATTGTGATAATACCTTTGAGGATGAGTTGTGTCTTCAACAGGTCGTGAAAAAGTTCAGAGAACTTCTTACGGAGACGGGTAACGAACTTTTGAAATTTAACTTCGTCACGAGTAATCTCAGCAGCACGACCCAAGTTGAAGGTGGATTCCGATTCCAACCGTGACTCGGGCACGTTGAGTGCACGGTAGAGCTTCTTCTGGAAATACTTAACGTCTTCCAGTTCGCCCAGGTTTTGCCCGCCAGGGAGAGTAGTGATTTCTGTACCGCGCCCTCCCTCGCGGCGTGGAAGCCAGAAGTCTTCCAGCATCGACATAAACTTGCGATCATCTCTGATCTCGCCTGTGTCGGCGTTGTACACAAGTTTGTTTCTATAACGACTCATCACCTCACGGAGGTAACTCTCGGCTTTCTGCTTGGGCAGGTTACCAACATCGATATAGAAAATACGACGCTCAGGTGCACGAGACAGTCTGTAAATAACCAGACTATCTTCAATCATTCTGAGTTGATTGAGTGCTTTGATTGCCTTGTGCAAATGTGACATAATCACATTCTTATTCATATCCTTCAGACCACTGTGGGCGAAGGCAATAGCATCAGGAGCAATCTTGACACCAGATGTTTCCAGTCCACGCAGACCCTTCGGGTTATAGATGTAATACTCAGCGGAACGAGGTGCCAGCTGAGACTCCATCGTTTTGGGG